ATCAGATCATCAAAGAGGGAATCATTGAAGATCATATCAGCATCCAGCCAAAGCACATGTGAGTAGCCCTCATTGATGGCCTTGCAGGCGATCCTGTCCCTTGCCATGTAAACCAAGGTGCCATTATTGATGAACACGTCAAAATTGATATGGTCCCGGCTCAGTCTCATGGTCAAGGCAGTCAGGCATTTTACAAACTCGGCATGCATATAGTCGTGTGACGGGATACCGATAAGCAGCTTCATTTTTTCGCCTTCCTCGTGGTCTTTGTAGGTGCGTCAGTTTCCGGAGTCTCTTTGGCCGCGCTCGCCGTGACTACCGGAACCCCTGAATGCGTGGTGACCAGGTATGTATACTCAGCAGGGGAGACATCAACAATCTCCCCTGCTTTGTGGTGAATCCTGGCATCACGGGTCAGACGGACCAGCATCAGGTCGAAGTGCCAGCGGCAGGCTTCCGGATGTTGACGAAGTGAGACAGCTTGGTGATGCCGTGCGCGGCAAACATACGGCCAAGCACTTCGATGATATCCAGAGTCTTCTTGGTCAGGTCATCATATTTGATGGTCATGCCATCGCCTTCCGGAAAGTTGACCTGCATGCCCTTCAGATCGCCAACGATGGCATACACATCATTGGTGTTCGCGGTGGAGAAGGCGGGCAGGTGAGAACTGTACACCTTGGTCAGACCGGCAAAGGGATCAATGGCGAAGTTGCCAGCAGCATAGGCGGCCAGGAATTCAACTTCGGTCTGCCGGTTCAGAATCACAACCAGATTCCGGGCATCTTCACCCAGCTGCGCCATGGCAGTGGGAATGGTCACGATAGCAGGCGCCATATCGACACGCGGCACACCGATGGCAGTGCTGCCGTTGGTCGCGTTGGCCGTGGTGATGTCATCGAGGCACTCTTCCGCGAGCTTCTTGGTGACCCTGTAGGTCAGTTCGTCATAGATGTAGTCCAGGAAGGCCTGACCCTTCATATCTGCGACTTCATCGGAGAAGCTGACCCACTTCTTGATGCTTTCCGGTTTGAGTTCGACCAGACCAAAGGTCAGGGCTTCCTCAGTGGGCGCCGTGGTACCTTCAGCGTGCACATAGGCCGGATCAGCGGAAAGCTCAAAGGGAACCTTGAAATTACCGCGGATGTAGGTCTTATTCACGCGGGACAGGATATCATCAGACTCCCAGGCGGTTTCAATCTTTTCCTGGAGGTACACAGGAACCGGGATGGAACCATTGTTGGGAGCATTCACGGTGAGCAGGGAACGGACCTCATTGTCATTGCCGGATTTGATATATTCCGCATACGCGTCGATGTAATCCCGGCTCTCCAGGGTTTCCTTGAGGGTCTTAGCCATAGACTCCTCATCCTTTCTCGATTCGATTACTTTGCCGGCGCCATCGGCTACCTTCTGACGCTGTGCTTCCGCTTCGGCAGCAGCCTTGCGGAGCTCTTCTTTTTTTTCGTTCAGACTGCGGACTTCCGCCTCCAGAGCGGTCAGATCCGCTCCTTCCGCTTCCATCTCGGTCTTGATCTGGGCCATGCGGGCCTCGATATCTTCAAACGACATTTTTACTTACCTCCCATTTCCATGAGGATCCTGATCCGCGCTTTCTGATCTTCCCTGGCTTTGCGTTTGGCTCTTTCGCTCTCCAGCGAGTCCTTTGCACTGTCCAGTGCTTCAGACAGCCCGCGTGCCTGGATCGATGTCTGCGCGTATGCCGGGAATGTGACAGCGGACACCTCGAAAACCTTTTTAAACATCCTGATATGACGGGTCGGGTGGTCGCTATCAATGTCATCCCATGCATCCTGATCCACGATGAACATGAAGGACATTCCGGAGATGTCCCCTCTGCTCACCGCAGAGTACAGACTTTTTGCTTCGGCATTATTCTCAGTGTCCAGTACCACCCGGATGCTCATGCCGTCGGCATCCACGATCAGCTGCATAGTGCTGGCTGCAGTGTTATTCCTGGACCGCGCCAGCGGGATCATGTCCGTATTGTGGTTGACCAGGAAACGGACATCCTTGAGATCAGTTTCATCCAGAGCGCCGGCATCGATGATCTCGTCATACCAGCCCATGTCTGTCCTCTGGTTGTAGACGATCGGGCGCCCAGTCAGGACACTGCCATGCTCCTGATCCTCTTCGGCTCTGATTTCAAAGTCAAAGGCGCGGATCTCTTTAGTTTTGTTCATCCTGTTGTCCCCCTCCCTGGTTGCCTGTAACATCGTAATACTCGCCCCTGGCCGGGATCTGGCTGCCCAGGGGCTCCGGCAGAGGCGTAAGATTGAGGATGTCCCGCAGCTCGTTGCGGGTCATAAGGCCACGGTCGGCCATCTGGCTGATGGCGTTGAGCTTGTCGGCATTACTCATGTACTGCAGCCTGTTGCTGGTAAACCAGAGCCTGTTACCATACTGGCGCTCCCGCTCTGAGTAGAGCATCCGGCTGATGGCATCAGATGCCTGGATGGCAAACCACTCCACCGCGCCCTCATAAAACGCTGCCCAGGCATCACCAAAGGCTTTATTTTGGATGATGTCCTCATTGACCGCGAAATAATCAAAGACATTTGCCTTGATCAGGGACATCTGCTCCGGATCCACCTTGTAGCCATCCTGATTGATCTGCTTGATGTCCTTGTATGTGTTTGGCCAGAGCAGCACACCGCCGGAGCCGGTCGAAAAATTAAACTTGTCGAAGCGCTGCCGCTCTTTGGCCAGATCCTCATCTGTGGACCAGTTTGATGCAGTGGCCATAAAGCGATAGGTGGCGGAGTTTTTGATGCCCTCCTGGATCCCCTGCTGCTGCATGGTGATCAGATCCAGCGTAGACTTGAGCGCCTTGTTATCTGCGCCGAAAAGGTCATTGTCCAGCTGGTACCTGGTCAGGATCCCCGTCCGCCACAGCTCCACGGCCCGCTGCTTACCATTGCGGAAACGGAAACGGATGTACGGCATCCCGTTGTCCTCCACCAGCTCCCAAGACTCCGGAACTACCGAGATAATCCCGGTAGTTTCCCCGAACTCGCCCAGCACCGGCACAAGGAATGCCGTATTTTTCGCATAGAGCAGCACAGCCAGGCGATAGAGAAACTGTGGCCATGTCTGCATCTCATTCGGCTGGATCCGCAGCCGGTTGGCAAGGTTGGGCTTTGCGCTGCCGGCAATACTTACGGCCAGCTTGGCAGCATGCCGCCCATGTGCATCCAGAGATGCACGGATCAAGTCTGACTCATAGACGGATCCGCGCCAGTCGGTAAAGCTGGGGCGATAGCCATCCAGGAGCTCAAAGGTTTTGCGGGCACTCAGGATCTGCGGCCGTTTTCCAAAAATCCTTTCAAACAGTCCCATGCTTGCTATCACCCCTTTTTGTTCATCAGTCGCTGGCCCATCTCGGTCCAGTGGTTCGCCCTCATGCAGAGGGCATCCAGAATGGCGGCCACTCCGTCGACATGGGCGTTTTTGGAAATTTTGACCAGCTTTTTCCTGGAGTGCGCGCTGGTCCCGGATTCGATCTGCTGGGCTGCATCCTTAAAATGCAGCTTCAGCAAGTCGTTGTCATCCGCGCATTGGATCTGGCCATTCTTGAGCATGCCTTCCAGGTCGTTCTCTATCCCCGTCAGGTTAAAGCCCTGGAAAACGCTTTCCATGTGGAATCCGTACTGCTCCATCTCCTGGACCAGATACTGGGCTGTGTATCGGTCATATCCGATCTGAAGAGGATAGATCTGATACTGCTCCACCAGCATCCTGAACCAGTTAAAACAGTCATGATAATCCACAAAGGCGTCCCCGCTGAGCGTCAAAAGGCCACGCTTGGCCATGATCTCATAAGGCACGCCATCCCTGGCTGTAGCTTCTGAAAGCACCTCAGCCGGCAGGAAGAAATGGCAGAAGATGTAGATGATCCCCTCGCGCTCGATCAGCACGCAGCAGGCCGTCAAGTCTGTGGTCTGTGACAAGTCGATCCCGCCCAGGCAATAACTATTCCTGAAGTCCTCCAGTGTGAGCTCATTGCCAAAGGCATTTTTGATGGTAGCTGTGGAAAACCACGCCAGGCTGCTGTTTTGTTTGATGTTGCAGTACTTGGTCAAAAACTCCGCGCGCTTGGAAAGAGATCCCCTGGCTACTGCGATCTCGCTGAGGATGTAATCAATTGAGACGCTTACGCCCAGATTGGGAAGTGACTTCCGCAGCTCGTTGATGTCGTCCCACTTGGTCTCATCGTCGATCATGTACAGGAACGGTGCCAGCCTGGTCTCCTCGGATGTGCCCTGGATGACAGCTGTCGACCTCTTCATGATCTCGTCATAGAGACCTCCATCCACATAGTTGGCTGTGGATGTGTAAAAGAGCTGCGGGTTTTCCCGGGCGCCCTGAGAGCTTTTGACTGTCTCCGCCTGCATCAGACCAGCTGCGCCGGCAAAGGCGCCAAACTCGTCCAGGATTCCAAGACTAATATTGAGACCGTCGCTCTTTCGGGCAGAGAAAGCAATGGGTTTGGCGGACGAGTTGCTCTCAGCGATATACAGATCTGTCCGCCGGCGCTTTGTCTTGCGGTCCATGATGGGCTCTTTGCGGATGGTCTGATAGATGCCCTCATAGCACAGAGCAGCCTGGTCAAGCTTGGTGGCGCACACATAGACGCGGGCACCATAGCCTCCATCCACAAACAGGTGGAAACAGGCCACGCCGGACATGGTGGCCGTCTTGCCCTGCTTACGTCCGATGATCAGGACAATTTCAGTAAACTGCCTGCCGCCTTTGTGATCCATGATCCCATAGACCACAGACAGAAAAGCCTTTTGCCATGTCTCCAGCTTGATCAGCCCAGGAGCCAGCGGACCCTCATGGTGATGGCAGTAGCGCTCAATGAAATTGATGCAGCCGTTGGCCCGCTTCTGGTCAAAGGTCCACCGTCGCTCCTCTATGCCATGGACGACGATCTCATACCAGGCCCGGATCCAGTGGCCCACCGTGACGGTCCCATCCTGTATCTGCTGGTAATAGGTGTAGATCCAGTTTGTCGAGTCAGGCGATATCGCCCCTGTCGAGTCAGTCGATCTCAAAAGTGGCAGCCTCCTCCGGGATCTCCGCGGGCAGCATCCCGTCCAACTTTGAGATGATGGTGCAGTAGGCCTTGTTGCTGGCGGTGTAGATCCGGCTCGCCGGCCGCTCGCGATCGTAAGGCTCTGCGTCCTCGCTCTGGCTAAACTCCTCCGTCTCCCCGTTGATGACAATGTCCTCCCACAGGAGATCACAGCGGGCCCGGAGGCGGGCAGCTTCCTGGATCAGGCCCTGGACCAGGCTGTACTTATTCGCGGGGATCTTCTTGTAGAGCTTCCGGAGGCGCGCGGCCTCCTTCTTCTCCAGCTGGTAGGCGCGTGTGCCCATCATCAGGGTTTGCGTCGGGTCAATCTCTTTCTTTCTGGCCGGCATCTCCTGTCTCCTCCCCCCGTTTTGGCCTTAAGGGAGGGGTATATATGGCCTTTCGCCCGGTATTTCCGAACCCACGCCCGGACTGGAGGCAGGCCATGTCATTTTTTGGACATATGGGGGGATATTTTGCGTATCAAATTATACTTTGTTGCAAAATTTAGACTGTTTCCCGCTGTCCAGCCTATAAATCCACATGTCCATACATGTCTGTCCGCATTGGCCCCCCTCTCGGGTGCTCTTCTCTGTGGCAGTCTTCACAAAGCAGCTCCAGATTGTCCCAGTTCAGCGTCACCGATGGATCCTTAAGGTTCTCCTTTGTGAGTCTAATTTTGTGGTGTACTTCCACGCCGGCTGATATCACACCCTTGGCCAGGCACCGCTCGCAAAGTTTGCCCTTTGCCTCCCTGTACTCTGCTCGGCAATGCTTCCATTCCTTACTCGAATAGAATGCGTTGGCAAACTGGTTATGCACAGCTGCCACTCCTCCCCCGTACGCAAAAAGCACCAGGCTCGCCACCCAGTGCTCTCTACGATACCAATGATACACATTTTCATTGCCCCATGTGTATCAAATTTCACTATTCAATTATCATGTGTGTTGGTTTTTCAGTGTTTTATGGTGTTTTATCGCTTTTTTATGTCTAAAATACCAAAAAACCTCTTTTTGATTGCGTAATATGCATTTCGGTTTGACGTGGGCACATCTGTCGGATCCAAGCTGGCCAGCGGTACACCATAGCAGATATTGGAGATCAGCATCCCATACCACTCAGCTCCTCCGGCCTCCATGGCCGAAGTGTGCACCATCTGGATCTTGTCCAGGTATTTCTCCCTACGCTGCACAGCTGCAAAGACAGGATCAGAGACTGAGCCGCTGCCATGAGTGCCCTGGCCGCTGCCATGGCCAGAGCCCCCGATCTGCTGGCTTGCCTCTTTGATCCACTCGGGATACTGACGGCAAAAGTGGAGCAGCTCAATGTACCGCTCCCGCGAGATACCGATATCATCATACTTTGGCAGATACCGTCTCATGCCGTGCCTCCTGTTATCTCCGCTCTGGTTGATAGATCCCAGCTTTGTCCATACCTTCAAACGGACAGCGCCCATCAGGCAGTGGATCGCAGTCGTAGTGCATCACTCGATCAATCAGCTTGCGGATCCGGCAGCCCTTGACCCTTGCCCTGGTTGTATTGTCGCATAATAAGCAGTTACGCTCAATAATATAGTCTATCATCTCGCTCAGATCTGTGTCCTTGATGGCCAACAGTCCGGTCCTTGGTGGCTGCACCGCAGGATTGATACTGACTGACATCTGCGCGCCTTCCAGGTCCGCCCTCATGGTCAGAAGTTTTTTTGATGGCACAGTACTGAGCAGGCCCATGATCAGAGACTTGCCCACCGACTCAAGCAGGCGCAAGTCTCTACGCCCATTTTTGACCTTGCCCAAGCGCTCCCACAGCTCCTCCTCTGAGTTGAGGATCTCAGACACGGCCACCTGGAAAAGCATCAGCCGATAGTACTCCATGCCTGAAAGATTAAATCGTCCGTCTTCTGTTTCCCGTAACATCCTCAGTCGTCCTCCAGGTCCTTCGGTTTTCCCCTTGGCTTTGTCCTTTGGGAGAGCCCGAAAGGGTCACCATCGAGGAACGTCTTGCTGTCTACCATCCGGATCTTGGTCCGTGACCCGTCCAGCTCCATGTACAGCACATTATCCGGATTGATCACTCCCTCATCCGTCCAGATCCAGTGCGATGGCAGCGGGCTAGCCTTCGGAGCTTCCGGAGCCGGCGCAGGCTTCTGGTATGGCATGATGGCCGTTTCCGTTATGACGGTCTTCTTCTCGTCTCTATCCTGGACCTTCAGGAGCAGCTGCTGGTTGTCTGCATCGCACTTCTCCTGCAGGATCTTGAGATATACAAGAGAGTTATTCCGGATGATATCCACGCACGTTTGCATATGGTTAAATATTGGGCATCCTGCGCAGTCAAATGTGTCGTTGTCATCGTGCTTAACGCACCACTCAAGCGCTTCAATCAGAGTCCCGAGGCTTATGCGCTCCTGCGTTTTCTTTTCCATGGCAGCTCCTCCCATGCTTATCGTCTTAATAAATCCCCTGTCTCTGTTTATGCCTCAAAAATAGTCCTCAGCAGCTCCACCTGGTGCTGCAGATCTACAAGCCTGGCCACCACCGCCTCCTCTACTGCCTGTTTCGCTTCATCCAATAAGTCATATACTTCGCGTCCGTCTGCATCATAATAAGTATCAAAGATGATCGGCTCGCACAAATCCCGCTCAAAATGCATGACTGCCCAGTCACAATGCAGGGGCCCGCTCACTGCCGGATTTCTGGGTCTGTTTCTGATATCCAGCACGGCCAGCGTCATATCCTCCGGATCATCCGGACGGAGCCGGCATTTAAGTTCCCAGGAGTCACGGATCTGCTCCTCCCAGTGCCATCCCTTAAGGACGCTGCACTTCCACATCTGCATCTGTTTCCTCCTCCAATATCAGGTACTCGGATCTGATCCATCCCTTATCAATCAGGCACCAGGCATCCGACTGGATCCGGATCCGGACCTGTGCCCCTGCCTTGACCCACGTTTTCCGAGCCCCGTTGACTCTCCGATAGACGGCCACCCTCCCGGATGCGGAGACTGTGGCCGTTTTGTCTACCCGCTCCGGCTTTGACGTTGTCAGATAGCTGGCGCAGACATAGCCATGCCCCAGCTCCGTAACATCCTCAATCCGGTACCACTCTGTGCCGCTCCGGTCCTCCACCAGCTCAGACACCTGCACCTCATCCCCGAAGTCAAGGCGTCCTCCGATCTTGGCCTTTGTGGATGGACGCTCCCTGATATTGACGTAAGAGTCTGAGCAGATGACCCACATGGTGGCCAGCTCCTCCTCCCCTCTGGCCATGCCTGCCATCCAGAGCACCATGACAGCAGCCAGGAGGACCACAGGCGCGATGATGAACATCCGTCTCACTGAATTTCTCCATCCCATACCTTTGGCGTGCCATCTGAGTTAACCAGCATGGTTATAGGGCTGTATGTGCCGTGGTACTCATCAAATGTCATCCAGTACATGATACCTGTCTGCTGGTCAACCAGGATGTACCCTAACGTACTTGAACATTCCCGCAGCGTCACCGTCTGCCTGCTCCTTCACATAACCATGCAGATGCAGATGCAGAAAGAAACACAGAGTGAGCAGCAGGATAGCCAGACTTAGCGCAATCACAGCTTTCTTCATTTCTCCTCCTTGATATCATAGCGGATCAATACTTCCCCCTCTGTCTCTGCTGTTATGGTTTCCCGCTCCGCGATCATAAAAGCCACCAACATTGAGTACATCTTATCAGCCCACTCTTTGTCATCTTGCGCAATTGCTTTGTATACTGCCCGGACGGATCTGACACAATCTTTAAATAACATCTGCCGACTCTCAGCAGAAACTTTTATCATCGTTCCATCTTTATCCGTCTTAATCTCTATCATGCCTCTTTTGCTCCTTTCCCTCAGCCAGAAAGCAAAAGCCATCCGGCGACGTTGCACATCCGTCTCCCCATCTGGTGCAGATGTTGTGCGCCAGGATCATGGGGATGCCGTCCACCAGCTCCATGTGATCTGTCTCAAAGTGGGCGCAGTTTCGGCAGCGGATGATTTTAACTTGCTGCTTTTTCGCGGCAATCTCTATCCTACGGCTCATCATGCCCTCCCGTTTGTGATCTTACCCGCCAGATAGTCAGTGATCAGCTGGATGGCCTGATCAGAGCCCAGGCACACCTTAGCCAGATAACCCTGGGCCGTCAGAGCCTGGATCCACTCCGCCTGATCCCGGGAGACCTTGCCCCCTTTGATCCGCTTGAGCTCGATATAGAGCCCGTGATATCCGCCCCTGGCCACCGGCAAGCACATGTCCGGGACGCCTGGCTTCTGGCCGGGGGCTTTCATGGTCCT